TTATCGGATAATTTTTCGTTTTTGAATAACTCCCGATATGAGCAAAACAAATCCTATACCCAGTGAAAATCCCTGAAAAAAGGCAATTACAGATACAGAATGGTCGGGGCAAATATGTTTTAAAACAAGCGAAATAGAAAGTAAAAACATGCCCAGACCTATTTTTTGATCGAAGTTTAGTTTTTTCATTGTTAGCAATATTTTATCAGATAAATTAATGAATTTATAATTGCCAAATATAAAAATAATATTTTGAAATAAAGACTTCCGCAATCTGATTGCGGAAGTCTTATTCTAAAAGTTAATTGTTTTCCTCGTTTACAGCAGCCGAGACTCTGTCATAGATGCTATCATAGCTTATCGAATAACTATCGCTATCCATCAATGCTTTTACATCTCTTAAAATGGAAAGTAACTCGTCACATCTTTTACAATTCGTCATAATTTAATTTGTTAATTGAACACTAATACCCTCTTATGTCTATTTGACGCATTTGTATCGTAATGGTTTAATAGAAAAGATGTTGAATAAAAATAAAGAAAGTTAATCGACCAATTAATTTAAAATACAAAGCATATATATTGAGAATTTTGAGAAAGTGATTAATTTCGCTGACTTTATCTTTGATGTAGAAAGAGAGTATTATATATTACAGTTGTAAACAATAATTGATATCAAACCTCAAACTCCTGTATGGAAGAATTCAAAAAAATGTTGGCTTTACCATACCTGCTTTAAATAACCTTCTTATACTATTAGTGCAATAATTCTAAATAGGCAGAACAAATACGACTCAAACTATGTTACACTTTCTATTACCAATACAAAAATGTCATGATAAGATTAGTATTATTCGTATCTCTGCTTATTGGATTATTGTTTATGTCATCATGTAAAACAGTACATACCAATAAAAACGGAATTCCTCCAGGACAAGCAAAAAAAATTACGGGAAGTCAGTCTGCTAAGCATTATGCCCCCGGACATAATAAGTAAAGGTTAAGACAAATTACTAAATTAATGACTAATAAAAATCCTCGAACATTTTCTGTTTGAGGATTATATTTTTTGTGGAATATCGCACCAAAGTCTTGAACTATTTTTTGAGGATTTTGAGAAATTTATTAGCTTTATAAAAAACGATTAATAAATGGAAATTAAATCCCTTAGTAAAATAAACTTTGATACAATATTTCAGGCTTTCAGTCAGGCATTTGCCGATTATGAAATTCAACTGGACAAAGAGCAACTTCAAATCATGTTGAAACGACGAGGCTTTGATCCTGATATATCATTTGCTGCATTTGACCGAAATGAAATAGCAGCTTTTACTCTTAATGGAACAGGATATTTCAACGGAATCTTAACAGCTTACGATACAGGAACAGGAACATTAAAGAATTATAGGGGGAAGGGGTTAGCTACCAAAATTTTTGAATATTCCATTCCTTATTTGAGAGAAAGGAACATTGAACAATATCTTTTGGAAGTTTTACAACACAATACGAAGGCTATTTCTGTTTATAAAAACATCGGTTTCGAAGTAACTCGTGAATTCAACTATTTTATTAAGACCCCCCAAACGAGATATACAATAGATAGAGGACCGATAAACAAGCGTGAACCCTTTATGTAGAAAGGAAAGCAGTGTAAATACAACCCGAACGCGCCGCAAAACGAAAACTATTATACTATAATAACGGGTGCATCGCGGGTGCATTATTTAGAGGCCATATTTGAGCCTCTTTTTTATTTCGAATCAATTCTTAAATGCAGTTTAAATACCGTTTAAATAAAGACAATAGAGGGTGTTCTACACATGAGATAAGGTTCGTAATAACGAATATTGTAGGCAGTGCCATTAAAAATAGAAAAACACAACAAAAACATAGCGGGCGAACTAACGGGCGAACAACGGACGAACAAAACAATATTAAAAAGTAACCGCAAAACATATATATAGCTATTACAAAATAACGAATACATATAATTATATATACTAAAACATACCCTTTACAACATGATTTGTATTTGCCGAATAGCAACTATATGTCTTATTACTAGTCAAATATGAAATATAAATACGGATATAGATGTATAAAACGTGTGTGAACACTCAATAGCGCCTAATCATACCAATAACAAGTGCTACATTATAAAACTCTGATTTGTGAATACGAAAGTCGGGATAGTCTAAATTGTCAGATTTACATATAATAGAATCCCCACCATCAAATATGCGTTTTACCAATATACCTTGTGCCGTGTCTATTACGTGAATACGGCCCCATTGGATAAAACTTGTATTTCTTATATAAATACATGCAAGCTCATCACCGGAATGGTATTCCGGGTCCATACTCTCACCCCGTGCAAATATTGTAAAATCGTATCGAGGAAAAGCGCGAATAACCGGGAGTTGCTCGCAATTATTCATAGTTATACCATCGGAGGAAACCGTTAATGACCCAGCCGCCGCGTCCATTGGGATGCGAGGGCGTGTTTCTTCATTAGCAATCTCTTTATTTCTTAATGTTTGTGACGAATTATCAATGTTCGTTTTTGACATCACACCCTTTCCAGTAAACAACCACTCAATATTGATATTGAAATTAGATATAATTCGACTAATGATATCAACTGATATTTTCTCTCCTTTATTTTCAATATGTGATAAATTAGCCTGTTTTATACCAATTCTTTCAGAAAATTCAGTTTGAGTCAGTTTATTAACCTCTCTCAACTCCTTTATTCTCAAGCCAATACCTTTTGACATAATTTAATTATTAAAATTAGATATATTTTATTTCTTTTATATTGAAATAAGATATATATTTGTTGCTGTAACTATGACAAAGATATGTATAACTAAATAAATATGTAGAGAAAATGCAGACAAAAAAGTTTACAACGAATGAACTACGCGATTTAAAAATAGCCACAATTGCTCGCAAACATAATTGTTCAGCGGATTACGTGACTAAAATATTAGTAGGAGATAGGGCACGCAACTCTGTACTTGCGGCTAAAATTCTAACAGATGCAATTGATATGCTGGAAATTATTAATCGCGAAACAAAAGTAACCCTATGAAAATAAAACTCAATGAAAAGGTTAAAGCAATCATCGCAATGATAATAATGCTGGCTCTTTTTGCTTTGGCTTCACACTTGGAGCAAACGAACCTAATAGAAGACAGACAAGCTCAATCGGATTGCATGGTTAAAGACACAGTATATAGTAACATTCAAAAAAAGTAAAATTATGGCAACTAAAAAAGTAAAGAACATCACAGATCAAATTAAGACGTACGAAGACTCATGTGTGTATAACAAAACTCAGCCGCTCAATGAAGAGGAGTTAACAAGATTGGGATTCACACGAAAAGAGATTGTAGGTCGTATGCTAGAATCTATCACTAAAGCATTAAATGAAGGCAAAGAGATTGACATCCACAACAGAGAGCCTCGCTATTATCCTTACTTCAGAACCAACGGCTCTGCTGCGGCTTTCGCCTTCCGCTATTCGTATTACGGTTCTACGGATGCGTCCGCGGCGTCCGGTTCTCGTTTTGCTTACCACGAAAGCGATATCTCTGACTATTCAGGCATTCAGTTCCTAGACCTTTGGAGAGAGTACATATCATAACAGTATAGGTTATTATAATGACTAACCCGATAGGCAAACATGCCGGTTCGAGTCCGGCACGGGAGCAAAAGAAAAGAACGATAGTATATGCAAAAATATAATCCTTACGAATATTGCAACGGAAAGTTAGGCGTACAAGGTCGCGCTATTTTTAGTGGCAAAAATGCACATTCTGAAAGTTTATGTTTGATTGGTGAGCGAGGTCTTCAAATGAAAGTTGATCGCGAGCAAGTTATAAGATTGCGAGTTACAGCAATAAATACACCGATGCTTGTTCAATTTGATACTTTGCCATCAAAATGGCAAGAAGCAATAGTGAGAATGTGGGGCAATCCGCCAAAGTTAATTCAACAAACATTATTCGAAAAAAATTATGTTCGGGATATGGCGGCATTTGATTTTTATTCTATGTTCCGCTTTTCCGACGACACAAGCCTAGATAATAACAAGGTTTCTGAATATACACTTAATGCCTCTACTCTTAACACTATCGATCGAATCTATGGTATGCGCTATAAATTACGTAAAGAAATGGGACATGGGGTTCGTGACATTTGGAGTATAATTACAAATGAATCGAATCGTTTCAAACTTGAATCGGGTCACTCTCTCCCAGAGAATGAGCAATACCTCCGCAAACTTTACGGAAAATATAAAAAGAACGGTTATTCAGAAATTATATCGAAAAAACATAAAAATGCCAACGCACGCAAAGTATTTGATACAACCGAACAATTACTTAATAATGTGTTTTCGGGTATGGATACAAAACCAACGGTAGCCGAGGTGGCCGGATTATATGGCGGTTTTCTTGATGGCTATGTTGAAATAATAAACAATGCAACCGGCGAACTTTACAACCCTAAAGAATTTAAGGATATAAGCGAGGGTACCATACGCAACTACTTAACAAAATGGAGTAACGAGATAGGTACACACGCGAAAAGAAGCGGTGACCGTCAAAAGTATATGGCGAGGTTCAAGCCTTATCACTCACTCAATCAACCCGAATTTGCCGGTTCTATTATATCTATTGATGACCGTCAACCGGTATTTGAGTATGCCCCACAAACTCGCATGTGGTTTTATAATGGTATTGATCTAGGGAGTGAAGCTTTTACTTGCTGGGTGTATGGGAAATCAAAGGCAGGTATTATCACAGAGTTTTATAGACAAATGGTACGCAATTATGCACAATGGGGGCTTAATCTCCCGGCGGAACTGGAGGGCGAGTCAAACCTTAACGCGAGTTTCAAAGATACTTTCTTAAAAGAGGGTAATATGTTTCAGTATGTGCGCATAGAAGCAAATAACGCGCGCGGAAAACGTATAGAGCAATATTACAGGCCTCTAAGATACAAGTATGAAAAGAAACGCACCGGTTGGCTGGCCCGCCCGTTCGCGCTAAGTGAAGCAAACCAAGCAGGACCCGGAGAAAAAACCATAATACCATACGATGAGATTGTTGCGGGTTGTTTGCGCGACATTGAAACATGGAATAATTCGGAGCACTCGAAAATAAAAGGCATGAGCCGTTGGGATGTATTTATTGCTATGCAAAACCCAAATACTCGCCCTATCAACTATCACGGCATATTGCCATATCTCGGAGAAAAAACAGCAACGTCGGTACATGCCGGAATTATCCGTTTTCGTAATACTGAATTTTTACTTGGTATGGATGGCGTTATTGCCGTTGGCAATCGCCTTGTAAATATTATGGAGCAATGCGAAAACCGAGATGTGGATATTTACTGGCTTGATGACAATTTCGGTAACGTGTTAAAGGCTCATATTTATATTGGAAATCAGTTTATTTGTGAGGCCGTCGAAAAACCACGCTACAACAAAGCCCGCATAGAACAAACCGACGAGGACATGATAAACCGCGAGTTAATGAGCAAATATGTTTCGACTATTGAAGCATTCGGACGCGGACAAAAAAAGCAACTAGATAATGTAACAATTATAGATAATCGCCCGGTTACAATTGGCAATTCATTTGTTATGCCCGGTTTGTATCAACCGACGACAATCATAAACGAACGAGCCAAGGTATTGGAGGACATAACCGAGGAAAGCGACCTTGTTTTAAACGTTACTCAAACTTCATTTAAACGCTCTTTAAAAGATAGATATTAACAATTTAACAATTATAGATTATGGAACTAAATGACGGATATAGACAAAAGGTTTTAGATGCCCTTTTTGCGCAACGTGTGAATTTTGGAGGCAACGACCGTGCATTTGCTTTGTCAATGGATATTAACCCGGCCGTTTATAGCCGGTTGAAAAAAGGAGAACGTGACGGATTGCTGAGTGATGCCAAATATTTGATGCTTGGACGTTCGTTTCAAGTAGTCAATAAAAAACGCACACTAAAAATAGTTCAAACGGACGTTTTCGATATAATTAAAGAGGAAATTTTATTCTGCAAAGAACATTCTATAAGCCGGATGTTTGTGGATAATGCCGGAATCGGTAAAACCACAACCGCCAAATATATGGCGAAAACTGAAAAGAATATTTTTTATGTTGATGGAACTCAATGTAAAAAGAAAAATGCATTTATAAAGGCTTTGGCTCGCGTTGTTGGGGTTCCAATCAAAGGAACATTCGACGATATAAAAGACACTACAAAATATTATTTGAACGCCTTAGAAAATCCGGTTGTAGTTGTTGACGAATGGGGTGCGTTGGATAAGGACGCGTTCGGACTTGTACAAGAATATTGGAACGGAACCGAGGGCATGTGTGCATGGTATCTCATAGGAGGAAACGCCGCCCGTGAGAAAATGGAAAAAGGAGTAACAAACGACCGAGACTATTTCGCCGAAATGTTTTCCCGCATGTCGGAAAATTATAGTAGTGCGGTACCTAAAGACGAACAACAGCAACAAGCATTTTATGACAAACTTATCCGTGATGTTTTAGAACCGAACCTAAAAAACAAATCAAAACTTAATGGATTAGTAAAAAAATGTATGGTGAAAATTAACGGCCGAACAACCGGTTTGAGACGTGCTGATGCTCTTTTACTATTACATGATAATTAAGGAGGCATAATGGCGCGGAGTTTATCAACACAAAACCTATTTGACAAAAAGCCAAAACGCCTTTTAAAATTAACTAACCCGGTATTACGAGAAGCTATCGGCCCAGCCGAAAGAAAAGGATGTTGGATATTATACGGCCTCGAAAAGAACGGGAAAACGTGGTTAGCTGGGATATTAACAAAGGATTTGGCAATTAATGAGAAAGTATGGTATATATCTGCCGAGGAAGGTACCGACGAAAGTTTTAAAGACGGTATGCGTCGCGCGGGTGTAACACGATCTGTCAAAGTGCAATGGGATGAGTACTTGCCAATGGAAGATATTATATATGAACTTGGTGAGGGGACAAAAAAACGAGCGGGGGTTGTTATTATCGACAATTTAACAATGTATGTAGATGAAATAAAACCCTCGCACTTAAAGAAAAATCTAATTGATGCATTCCCGGATAAATTATTTATTCTGATTGCTCATGAAGAAAGAAAAGAACCGGATGGAGCACTAGCCCGAATGGCTAAGAAAATAGCAAAAGTTATACTTCATACAAAAGGATTAACAGCATTTATAACCAGTCGGCATTCTCGTGGCGGGGCATTAGTAATAGACGAAGAAAAGAGCATAATTTTTTGGGGCGATAATAATTAAAACATTGATGATATGACAACAAAATCACAAAATAAAGTTTCTCACGGTACCTTTTGGGGTCGACTGAAAAAGACGGCCAATTATAACGATGCTTACAAGGAGAACATAAAGGCGGCATGGGTGCGCAAATATTCAGACGAAAAAACGCAAAGTCTAAACGAGTTGTACTATATGAGCCGCTCCGATTATTTCTCCATGCTAGACGCAATGAAAAAAGAGGCCAAAACAACGGTCGATCGTAACGACGCCCAGCGCAAAAAGTTGTTCTCCCTCATTTATCATTTTTGCAAGTATGCTGGGTATAAGTGCGACAAGGAGCAAGCCAAAAAGATAGCGTGCCGAGCATGTGGCGTTCAGCAGTTGAACAATGCCCCGGAACATAAGCTAATAGCAGTAATTAAAGCATTTGAAAATAACGAGGCTGATGCGTGGGTATCGTCGGTACTCAAAAAAGTAGCAGAGGGTGAAGTATGAAAAAGGAATTGACAATAACAGAAGTAGAGGCGCAAATAGAATGGCATGAGTTTATGTTATCTGATTCCCTCGGTATGAGTAGTTGGAAAGTAGTAGTTGGCAGATACAATGCACTAAAAATAAAGTTGGCACAAATGAACGGCGAACGACCGGTTGTGACACATGGCAAAACAGATCATATAATTTAATAAACAATCAGTTATGGCAAAAAGAGAGAAAAAACAAGTTATCACCGGTGTAACACCGGAACAAGCAGAGCAAGCATTTGCAGACTTTGCAACATCCGACGCTCGCATTGTGAAAATAAATGCAGATATGGACGTACAGTTTACCAAAATACGCGAAAAGTATGCGGATGATCTTACTCAGTTGGAAGCGGACAAAAGCAAAGCATTTGAAACAATACAAGTGTATGCAACCGAGAATAAAGATACCTTATTTCCAAAGAAAAAGAGCATAGAAACGGTGCATGGCATTTATGGATTTCGCACAGGAACCCCGAAGTTAAAAACATTAAAGGGCTTTACTTGGCCATCGGTTACCAAACTATTGGAAAAGCTAATGCCGTCTTATGTGCGTAAGGTTGTGGAACCGGCAAAAGACAAACTTCTTGCCGATCGTGAAAAAAAAGGAGTTGCCGAAAAATTGGCGGATGTTGGTATTGAGGTTGTGCAAGATGAAACATTCTACATTGAACGAAAAACTGAGGAGACGGCTTAATATGGCAGATGTAGTTTATACAGTCGAACGACGGTCGAATAGTTATGCCGTCTATAATTCTCAAGGTCGAAAGGTCGAATCATTCAGAACAAGAAGTGAGGCACAGGAAAAGGCGGACGAATTAAATAAAGAGTTAGAAACGAATAATAAATAACATTCTAAAATTTAAAATTATGCACAATTGGTTTGAAGTAAAAGTTAGTTATGATAAAATGCTTGAAAATGGCATGCAAAAGAAAGTAACAGAGCCATACTTAGTAGATGCTCTATCTCATACAGAAGCCGAAGCGAGAGCAACAGGAGAACTTAGACCGTACATAACAGGTGAGTTTTCTATTGATTCTATTCGCCGAATGAAGTTGAGCGAATTGTTTTTTAATGATGCTGGTGATCGTTTTTTCAAAGCAAAAGTTTCTTTCATCACACTTGATGAAAAAAGTGGTACCGAGAAAAAAACAGGTGTGCAAATGTTAGCACAAGCATCGGGTATTAAAGAGGCTTTGTCTGTTGTTGAAAAAGGTATGGACGGCACACTTGCTGATTATACTATCACCGCTTTATTAGAAACACCAATAATGGATGTTTTTCCATATCATGCACCAGATGAAATTAAAGATTAATTAAAAATGATATGGGACGAATAAAAGAGGTTTATATGAGAGAGTTATTAAGAAAGGTCGTTATGGGAGAGGTTTCTGTCAACCAAATGACAGAGCTAATAAATGAAGAGGTTGACACTGTTATTTTTGAAGCAGAAAAATTACTAGACTTCAAATCTAAGATGAAATTCCTTAGAAAAATAAGAGGCTTTTCACTGCAAGATCTAGCTAATAAAATGGACAATATTGTTACTCGCCAAGCTTTGCATCGTTACGAAAAAGGAGATGTTCAGCCTACCGAAGAAATGAAAAAATTGATTTTAAGAGAATTATGATTATAGCAGTAGATTTTGACGGAACTCTCCACACTGGTGAGTTTCCGAATATAGGAAGCCCAGCGCCTTATGCCATTGATTATATGCAGAAACTAAGTAATGATGGTCACTATTTAATAATATGGACATGCCGATGCGGTGATAAGCTAACAGAGGCTATTAATTGGCTCTTATCGCGTGGTATTCCTTTCGATCGTATAAATGAGCATGAGCCCGGTAATCTTGCGAAATATAACACTAATTCGCGTAAAGTATATGCTCATTTATATGTTGACGATAGACAGGTGGGAGGGTTGCCTACTTGGGAGGAAATTTATAGTTATGTATGCAACAAAAATAAAGAATTACAAAAATGAAAACAGAAAAAGTAACATTACAATTAGCCACAAAAGAAGCAAGGGAACTTTATAAAACAGGTTCAAAAGAGATACAAACAATTTTGGAATCTACTTTAGGAAAAGATTTCTTTTCTCAATCTGTTTGCGATCGTGTGAATACAATGGATGATGTATTTAGGGAAACAGGTCGTCCACATACCCCTGCTTTCAATGATGTCCCGGAAGACCTTAGACCATATTTTAAAGAAGTGTACGACAATGTAATCATTGTAGAGGCTCTTAATGAAGGTGAGAAAATGGATATCTACAATAGCGATAAAGCTCGCTACTATCCTTGGTTTATAACCAACGGCTCTGCTGCGGCTTTCGCCTTCCGCTATTCGGCTTACGATTTTACGGCTGCGAGCGCGGCGTCCGGTTCTCGCCTTTCGCTTAAAAATAGCGACTTGGCAAAACACTATGGTGTGCAATTCAAGGATAAAGTTCGTAAAATGTTAGAGTTATAAACTATTAAATAATACAACAATGAAAAATTTAAAAGAACAATTACAAGAAAGAATCCCAACGTTAGAGGCAGCATTTAGCGAAACAAGTCGCCCAAAAGTAGACTTCTCTGTCTACCCGGAAGATTTAAGAGAGAATCGTGAGGCAGAATACAATGCTATTGTTATTGTAGAAGCAGCTAGAAAGATAGAGCGTGAAAATGGGCTTGGCGAGATTGATTGGGATGATTATAACCAACGAAAATGGACTCCTTGGTTTCTTATGTCTGCTGCGGCTTTCGCCTTCTACTCTTCGAATTGCGATCGTACGTCTGCGCACGCGGCGTCCGGTTCTCGCCTTCGAGTTTTATCGGAAGCGTCCTCTGATTATATCGCCGAAACGTTCCCTGATATTTGGAAAGCGATTCAAATAGGATAAAAATATAGGTTGTTTGCCTTTGAGATTGCTCTGCTGCAGCTTTCACCTTCAACTATTCGAATTACGATAATACGAATGCGAACGCAGCGTCCAGTTCTCGACTATGCTTATAATATAACAAAGGCAGAAACCTCACCCCTAGGTGAAAAATAACAATTTAGAAGGTGTTGGTAGGGAAACCGAAAACGCTGAGAAGAAAGCAAAGGCATGAAACGAACAGGAAATTTATACAACAAAGTATCTGATCTCGACAATCTTTACCTAGCTTATAGGAAAGCGAGACAAGGAAAACGCAACTCTTATGGTGTATTGCACTTTGAAAAGAATCTAAGTGAGAATATTCTGCAAATTCAAAAGGAATTAATCGAAGAAACTTATAAAACGTCCGAATATGAAATATTTACAATTTACGACCCAAAAGAACGGATTATTTACCGTTTGCCCTTTCGTGACAGAGTAGTACATCATGCTATTATGAATGTGTTGGAGTATATATGGACATCGACACTAATATCACACACATACTCTTGCATCAAAGGCAGAGGCATACATAAGGCTTTAAAAGACCTCAAGCGTGATTTAAGAGACAAGGAGGCTACTCGGTATTGCTTAAAAATGGATGTCAGAAAGTTTTACCCATCTATTGATCATGAGATATTGAAAGCCATTGTCCGAAAGAAAATAAAGGATGTAAAGCTTCTTAGCTTGTTAGATGGTATAATTGATTCAGCCCCCGGCGTTCCTATTGGTAATTATCTTTCTCAGTTCCTTGCAAATCTATACCTCTCATATTTTGATCATTGGATGAAAGAAGAAAAGCGCGTAAAATACTATTACAGATATGCAGACGACATAGTTATCCTAAATGATAGTAAAGAGAATTTACACGAACTATTATCTGAAATCAGAAATTATCTAACAAGCAAGTTAAACCTCGAACTTAAGAGTAATTATCAGATTTTCCCTGTTGAAACACGAGGTATTGATTTTGTTGGTTATGTCTTTTACCACTCTCATATTCTGTTGAGAAAAACGATTAAGAAAAACTTTTGCAGACGCGTAGCAAAGCTAAATAAGAGGAATGTAGAGGCAAAAGAATACATGAAACAAGTATGTTCTTGGAAAGGATGGGCAAAGCATTGCAATTCTAAAAACCTTATTAAAACCATAATTAAAAATGAAGAACTTCTCCGACTTTGGGATTAATACCCTTAATGATAAAAACATATTCCCTGTCCCTTCGATATCAATAACAGATGTAATAAATTTTGAAATAGAAGTTATTGACTATGAATCGGGAGTAAAGACAAGGCACGGCGATGGTCGGTATGTGGTAAAAATCAAACAGAATGGAATAGATTGTAAGTTCTTCACCAATGCTACACCGATTAAAGAGGCTTTAGATAAAATTCCAAAAACTGATTTTCCATTTAAAACCACAATCAAACAACAAAAGTTCGGCGCAGGAAGTGGAAAGACTTTTTACTTCACTTAATAAAAATAATAAAAATGAAAATTGAAATGGCAAATAGAAAGATTAAGGAGTTTATCCTATTAATGTTGGGAAAAGAATAAGCCTCAAATATTCCGAAGAACGTCCAAGGCTTTGTGGGTGGTATCACAAAGATAAAAACTTTTTCCGGATATGGCATACAACAAACGTAACTTATATTTGAAAGTAATTGAAATTCAAGACATCGTCCGCAAAGGACAAAAAAGAGGAGATTCGCAAAAACAGATTTTTTACAATGAGATCGAAGCGGAGTATTTCATTTCAATTAGAACATTTTATCGTTATTTAGAAATGCCGGCTCATGCGGAACTCAAAAAGTTGGATAATAACAAAGCAGCAAAAGAAGCGGCACAAAAAGCCCAAATGATGCTAGCGTTTTAAACTAAGATAGAAAGGCGAGCGGAAACGTTCGCCTTTTTTGTTTATTAAACAGAATTTAAATCAAAAGCCTTGCATTTCCGTAAGGCTTTTAGTTTCTTTGATGAAAAGTTAAAGAATATGAGAAATTATCTGTTATTATTATTTTTTCTGATTCCCATTATATCAGCCGCCCAAATAGTAAGAAGTGTTACAATTGGTGATCAGACCATAGATGTATATAGGTTAGATAAAAATCAGAAAAATAAGCTGGTGACAACAATATACACAAAGGATAAAAAGAAAAATATTCAATTGATAAATGAATTAACTGCATCCTACACAAATTTAGAGCAAAATCTTAATCTTTTATCTAACAATATTGATCTATACAACGACGAGATAATGAAAGAAATATCTGATTCGTGGAAATTAATAGATTTCAGACTTGGTTCTGATGCCCCCAATTATAAACAATTACTCACTGAATATAGAACAATTACAAGTTATTATTGGAGCATAAAAGAACGTAAAGCACGAAAAAAAGCTATCGAAAATGAGATAAGCAAATCAAAATAATTATAACACATCAAATATAGGCGGCGTTTCCTCAATCGGGGGGCGTTCGCCTTTTTCTATTTCTAATTCTCTGTATGGGTCTTGACTCTCAATAAACAGATGTTGAGCCGAATAATCAGTGACAATACATTGAAATGAAATACGGTATAAATTGCCTGACCCTCCACTTTCCTCACGTGCCATATATACACGGCGCATACCGCTGTAATTATTGCCCTTTTTGCCATGAAACAAGGCGTGTAAGCGCGTTAAGCTTTCTAGGTATACAAGTGCTTGGTCTTGGTTTGCACTCTCTAAATAAGTATCTGAAAAGGTTTCATAAAATAGGTACAT